GAACACCTCTTACGTGAATAGGAGTTGCCTTCTTGTAAATCGAATTACTATCCGCATATTCATCAATGGAATTGGCAGTACGAGGAAAGGCAATGGCAGAGATAGGAAGTTTATTAAACTCTTCACGTGCATCACTAATAAACAACTGCACGGTCTTCTCTGTACCATCAAATACCTGCACAAGAGACTCGCGTAACTTACCACGAATGAATGCAGGAGTCGATGAACGAACCATCTCAAGACCCATTACCTTAAACTTTGGCTTGGCATAAGTAACACCTTCCGAAGAATGCACGCGAACAATATACTTCTTCTTTGCGCACCAGATAGCAGTGTCACCAACTGCTTCAAGTTTGAAGTGGATTTTGTTTTCAAAGAACCCAAGCGTATCTGCTACCTCAGCGCAAATCTTATTGATCTCATTCTGAAGAATATCCTTCGCTACATTCTCTAGAGCACGAACGATATCTGATGTTGGTCTGCCTTCCAAGAACTTATCAACAACTGGCTTCATATTCACATACACAGAGTCAGTATCAACATATACAAGATACTTATGATCACCAGTATTGAACTTCTTATTCAGAGCAATGTCCAATGCAACTTCAATCTTCTTGAGAATGTATTGACCAGTGATAGTAATTGACTCAGCGACATCTGGATTAAAGAATCGGAAACCTTCATTCGCCGTAGCACCGTAAAGACTATTCAATGCAATCTTCGCAGCCATCTGTTGATTATTCAAAGCAGAGATCTTCGGAAGCAATGACTCATCCTTTGACTTCTCATACTCGGACTCAAGCCCAAGCATCTGACTCTTTGCTGTCTTTCTCGCTGCCATCATTTCCTTAATCAATCGAGGAAGAATACCAATCTTTTCTTTGGTAAACATTGCGCCGATAGGAGAAATAGCAGCACCTGAGTCAACGTAAGGAGAAGTAATGCTTGAATCTTTTAGCAGAGAATCCATATTTATGTCAGTACGACCAGCGAAAGTCTCAGGACTGATATTCAATGACATCATAATACTTGGATACAACGAGGTAGCATCAAGACTGACGATCCAGTTGTACTTACCAGTGAGAGGTTCCTTCACATAAGCACCATCGATGCTTCTACTACCAGTATGCCCACGCTGCGGCACAACGATCTTTTCGCGCAACAGCGAATTATGAATCAGAGCATCCCACATCTTTACTGGACTGAACACATCTGTAAAGTTGATCTTCGCCTGATACGCCATCGTAATGATCAACTCAAGCAATTTCAACTTATCCTCGAGTTCAGTTACCAGCTGCGTATCTACGATGTTGTAATGAACAAAGTCATTCCAGTGATGATCGATGTTATCATTGAAAGTGTCACCTGGAAGATCCACCTTCGTATGACCTAGTTCTTCAGCGGCGATATACTTCAGAGAATAACTCTCTTGCTTCGTATACGTAAACTTCTTGTACAGAGCCAAGTAGTCAAGGATAGCGATACCCTTGATGTCAACAGTCATTTCTTCTTTACCACGATAAGACTGCATCTCTGCGCTGACGAATCCCCAAGGACTCATCTTCTTCATTGCATCTTCACCCAGGATGCGCTTGATTCGATTGATCAGATAAGGAATGTCGAAGAACTCAATGTTCCAGCCAGTAATGATGTCAATGTCAGAAAATTCCCAGAACATCAGGAATTGCTTCAACAGTGAATACTCATCGGCACAACTTACGAATTTAGAATCATAGCCAGCATAACCAATATACGTACCCTTGCCAAATGTATAGCAGGTTTTGGTCTTTACGTTCTGCAGCGTAATGAGAACAACTTCTTCGTTCGCTGTCTCTGGCTTAGGGAATCCCTCATCGCCTGTGCGCGTCTCAATGTCAATTGACCAGATAGAAAGATTATTCATATCTGGAGTAATCGCCTGTGGGTAGCGATTGTTGAGATACTGCAGAGTAAAGTTCAACTGACCAAAGATCGAGAACCCATCCACTCCATCATATTGCTTGATGAAGTCCTTGGTCTCACGGATATTACCTGCGACGATTTCCTTCACAGGATCGCCATACAGACTCTTGAACACACTCTCAGTATTGTTGTTGTCTTTGAGAAACAACGTCGGCTGCCACTGTTCTTTGGACTTCTGGCGAACACCATTGATCACTTCGCGTGTCATAACGGTATTACCGAAGATCTCTACGTTCGTATAAAACGAATCATTCAATATTCTTCTCCATAAAATAATTACAGCAGGTACAAGTATACCTGCTGTTGGGTCAGAAGTAAAATAAACTTACTGCTTACCGAATAGGATCATAGCCAGATCATATGAAGTGTCATGTTCGGGTGAGTGCTTAAGGACTTGATCTCGGTCAAACCCCAGGCATAGTTCTGGGTCAACATCCACATACCCATTCTTCGATGTCTCTGGATACATAATATCAATTGCAGTCCGAACATCTCGATACATATTAAACCTAAAGAGAGGTTCTGCGCCAACTGACTTAAACAACGAATCAAGGCACATCTGGTCAAGACTACCTCGAATCCAGCAGAGATCGTCTTTCTTTGCTCGTTCATTTACCCATTTCTGAAGAACAGTAATCCCCTCTGCAACAGAGAAGTCAGTTTTCTTTGGGTAATAGTTGCGTTCCTTTGCGAAGTCGCATTGCTTATTCCACCACGCAACCGTATCTTTGTCAACGAATCTATTATTCGCTACTTGCTCTTTGGCATTCAACTTAACGAAAATTGAATTGTCAAGAATTTCTTGGTAGCTCTTTGGTTCTGTATTAGAAACATAAGACATACCAACAGAGAGAATTACTGCGGTGCTTTCAACCGCGAGCGTTTCGATATCTAAACAGAACATAATAAATCCTCAAAAATAATCTATATGCTTACCCGCAGCTGCTTCATCAATAAATGCAATCGCTTCATCTGAATCAGAGAAGTAACGCATCATAAAGATATTCGGATCCTTGACATTAAGAACAATAAGCATTATGTTACTGCTGTCACTTATGCTTATGCGAAACAACCAATCGTCTCGCATAAGCACAGGAAATATAGTTAGTTTATTGATCATAGGAAAGATGGGCTGGAAACCAGCCCATCATTCACTCTTTAGACATCTTCATTCAGAACAGTCTTTGTAGACTTCTCTGAAGGTTGACGAATATCAATTTTCTTCGCCTTCTGTGCTTCTGGTACCAGACGCTCAAGATAAATCTTAAGCAATCCATTAACCAACTCAGCATCTTCAACACGAACATTATCTTCAAGAGTAAATGATCGGTTGAAACCCTTGTAGGTGAATCCCTTGTAGATAAAGGAATCAGCAAGAGCACCTAGGTCTTGTTTCTCAGAACGAATAGACAATACATTCTTCTCAAGTTCAATCGAGACATCACTAATAGTGTAACCAGCGATAGCAAGTTCTACTTCATATTTGTTTTCTTCGACCTTCTTGATATTGTATGCTGGAAAGTGAGAATTCATTTTAGAAGCAACATCAGCAATTTGCTTATGCGCATCCATGAACTTCTCCATACCAACGCTACTACGAACGATATCACCAAACACTTTTTGTAAATCAGTCATTTTCTTCCCTTTCGGCAAAGTTTGAGGATGCTCCCTTTCGGCGAGCGCATACGGACAACATATTAGTCATCCGATTCTTGATTCTGACGTTGTTTAATTCGGTCTGTCAGCATCATGAATTTTGGTTTGAAAGTCCACTTACTCTTTTCTTTGTAAGGAACTACCTTAATGTTTGACATATTGGTAGTTGGAATATCTTCTTGAATAACTTTACATAAACCCCATTGTTCTAACAATTTAGCAATGGTATTTCTTCGTACAAGATCTTCAACAGTAATGTCACTTTGCTTACCCTCAAGCGCAAACATCTCTTTGAAGTGAACGATATAATACTTCCCTCTTTTGTGTAGAATATGACAAGACGGATAAAGGATGAAGTCCTTTTTACTAGCGATACCAATACGAGAAAGAGTTTCTCTGATCTTCAGAAACGAATCTGGGTCAGTGATATTCACCTCGAGCATTTTCTCCGGAGTCCATTCTACATACACATCTAACGCATAATTATTTTGCATTTCCCAATCCGCCTTTACATAATGATGATTTTAGTTTTTCTAAATCATCATTATTTAATATAGCTGCATAGGAGATCGCAGTCTTGTATGAGACTCCGTATACCTTCTGAATCAACTCAATGTTCTCATCTTTCTGTTTATCCCACTTCGCAAATCGCTTCTTCTTTGGTTGAACACCGATACGTAGGAAGTCATACTGCATCTTCTTACTTATGTGCGACCTGGCATTCATTTCCTGGGCATACATCACAGTATCATAGTGATGCGAGAGAGCACGATTGACTAGGAATGGCTCATACTCAGATTCAGATACACCATCCTCCCAGTAGTCATCCCTTGATGCGCATATTGCGTTGACATATTCAAATGGTTTCATCAATTATCCTGGATCGCATAGGTGCCATACTAACAACAATGTCAATAGATGGGTGCTTTAGTTTAAGCATAGTAACACCCTCATCATATGCAGTTGACTGGCAGATGAATGTTTCTGTCAATAGATTATAGAAGATAAACCCATCCTTAGTCTCTTCACAAAGAATATTCAGAGCACCCTTTGAACTCATCACACCAAGTTTATAGCAGTATTGCCCATACCGTTCAAGTATGACGACAGCAATAATAAAAATTGTAGAATAAAGAAGTACTTCCATCATTTGAACTTCGCAATCATCATAATTTCAGTCATCGCAGCAGTAACAAGGATCTCTGCATCAACTGAGTGGGTTGCCTTAAAGGAATAGTCAGCCAAGATCAGAATGATCGATGGTAGACAGTTCGGCTCGAACAAATCATTTCCATTATCATAGATATCACGAAACAATACCTGTGGGTCGATATCAGTATTCGAAGCAACCCACTTACGCAGATCCTTGAAGTTCTTATCACGAATCGCATTGAACAATTCTTTGAACGTCTCAGAAGAATGATTCAACAGAATACCAGAATCAATCTTACCACTGATAGCATAACGCTGAAGTTCATTCAGAGTTCGGCGGAAATCAGGAAAGTATTTAGTGACTAGTTCCGCGACCACATCCGTCTGGAACTCAACATTCCTTTCCTTGAGGATATGCGTAACTCTCTTGAAGAATTTAGATGCAAGTTTTGGCTTCTCTGCATTATCAATCTTGAAATTGATATTTACACAACGAGACTTGATCGGATCAATGATCTTATTTACGTGATTACTAGTAAAGAAGAACCTGGCATTCGGGAACTCTTCAATAACACCCTTCAATGCATTCTGCTGAAGTGGAGGCATACCATCGAACTCATCGAGGAGAACGATCTTCAAACCACCAGAGAATGACACAGAGGAACTAAACGAAACAACCTGATTACGAATAATATCAATACTGCGCTCAAGAGAGGCATTGATATACATTAGGTCAGCACCAAGTGCATTAGCGATGGCACGACAGGCAGAAGTCTTGCCCGTACCCGCTGGACCATACATAAGAATGTGGGGAACATTCCCAGATGCGATTGCTTCCATCAAAGACTTCTTTGTCTCAGCTGGAAGAATGCACTCTTCAATAGTGGTTGGTCGATAGAACTCAGACCAAACCATCATGTTAATATCTGACATTCAATACTCCATAATAAATAAGGGCGACTGTGCAATCATACGCCAGTCGCCCTGCAAATCAAAATAATTTAGAACGTCGAGCTACTCTCCAGAGCAACGAACACAGTCATATCACCACTGGTCGCGACCCATCGACTAATCTTCTTCGAAGAGATTGACACAGCATAATCCTGATGAATCATCTTCAGGTTATCGACCTTCAGATTAGCTCGGAAAGTAATATCAGTAGAACCGATATTAACATTGTAGCTGTTGGCAGTCGCATTCTTCAGATCACCGACGACAATCTTCAGAACACCATTCTCACCAACAACGCTAACATCTGCTGCCTTCAGAACTGATGCAGTACGAATTGCTTTCGTAAGCACAGCGGCAGGAAGAACGAAATCAACATCTGGTGTTGGAAAGGTAATCTTCTTTTCCGGAGGAATGGTCAGAACAGAAGTATCTGCTGCGTAATAGCGAATGCTATCATTACCTTCACTCAACAAGACAGTCTTACCTTCGAAGCTAACATCCGGATCATCGAACAGCGACAACGCACCGAGGAACTCAGAAAGATCATAGATACCGAAGTCAGCTGGGAAAGTCTCAGCAACTGCAGCATCTGCCATCACATTCTTCTGTGGGCTAATAGTAGCAAGACGATTGCCTTGCCGAATCATAATGTTTGAGTTAATACCGCTGAAACTCTTCAGGATCTGCACGGTCTCTTTTGAAATTTTCATATTTTCCTTATTGTTTAATTACAGATTACTTCATTCTGCGCCAACTGCGCCAACTGGCCTAGCGATACCAGCCAGATGAACTGAACTGCGATTCTGGAACTCATAATTCGCTTTGTATGTATCTGTATTACTAGTTACACTATCATACCTCATAACCTCCTGAGTAGGCGATAGGCATACATCAGAAATAAAGGGAAACAGAGTTTCCTTCGCAGGAGGAGTAGAGAATGCATAGTTGATATTCATTTGCGAAACATCAAACCACTTTGGACCAGCTGCTTTATTCTCTGCTGGTGCTAGTGCTTGACCAGATTCATCTGCATCCAGAATGAACATAAGGCAGCAAATAGCGTGAGCAAGGTGATTACATCCGCTCTCTGGATCAGTCTTTTCACCCTTGACATAGTCATTGATATGACGGAGCGCAGCATTCCGATACCGATATTCACCATTGCTTACATGCTTCCAGTTGTCAATATCATATTTCTCAGCACCGAATGTAAGAACCTTCGCCACGGACTCAAGAGCCCAGGGTGGAAGCAACGAAAACTCTGGCTTCCCGCTATCATACTTTCTACCGATTGTAGTCATCGTTGCTTCCCTTCAATTACTGCGTGAAACCCATAGCGAGCATTGCCTTCGTTGGAACGCCGATGCTATACTTGGTGACAGTCGTGCCATCGCGCATAGGAACAGGATCACTGAACACTGCGACACGCTTCTCACGCAGATAACCAATGGCGCGGTATGGGTTGGCGAAACCAAACTTCTTTTGGATTTCCTTTGCCGACAGTTCCTTGCCCGAGCGAAGTGCGGTCAGGAGTTGTTCGGTCTTGGTCTTAGGGGTCTTTGCTTTAGTCATAAAATTTCCAATCAAAAATTTTCGGGAGATAATGGTTTTAACAGAGTAAGCCCGAACACCTTACTCAACCAAAGATATAGTATAGCGTGGTTTACTTTATAAGTAAAATTATTTTATACCGTATTTAATCAATTCCTGCTTAAATTCTTCGAGCAGAGCAGTCTTCACGGGAACTGGTCTCGAGGAAGCAGGAGCCAATGTATTTGCCTCAGCAGGAAAGAAGTAAACACCACGACGAATCGTATTGTGACCAATCAACCAGAGTGGGAGACCGACCTTATACTTCTTATCTTTCTGGCGAAGAGCCATAAACTCCTCATGGAAGTCATTGATCTGCTTGAATGTAATCTCAGTAGTCACCTCTGGGTGGAAGTGATTCACGATATACACCCATTTCTTTTGGGCAGTGGAGAGATCGTTAAATGTAAGCATGATTAGAATGGAGGAGCGTCAAGGTCAACATCACTGTCAATAGCAGCACAAACTACAGGAACCACATCCTCAGAACTAATCTTATCGAAGAGTTCGAAGAATGCCTGCTTGGTCATAGAATCAAAACGATTCACTGCCAGCTCGACTGCTTTCTTCTTATCTTTGAACAGAGAAAACCCGCGAACGATATGCTCAAGACGGCGAGTAGCAATAAGACTGTCAACAGCACCATCAGCGAAAGACCGACGAATCGCATCAGCCCACTTGACGAGTTCTTCGGCGAATTTTTCATCAACACATCCATTCTCCTCCATGATGTTCATCACGATCTTCTTCTCAACAGCAGGAGAAGGAAACTCCTGCTCGAAGGTAAAGGCGATTCGCTCAAGGAAGGCTTCGTTCAGGATCTGGGTACCGATGTACCGACCATCCTCTGAACCCTGACCCTTGGTATTAGCAGTCATGATAATGTTAAAACCAACTTCTGGTTTGATATACTCGCCGATCGCAGCGAAGTAGTATGGCTTACCTTCCAGGATAGACTGGAGGCACATAATCGTATTGCTCTCAGCGGCATCCACCTCATCGAGCAACACAGTGCAACCCTGACGCATAGCGATCAGGATCGGACCCTCGATAACTACGACGTTACCATCTACGAGGGTCTTGCTACCGATAAGTACTTCCTCATCGGTGCGCTTGGTCATATTCAGCCGAATGATAGGCATATCATTCTTAGCGTGAATTTGCATAATGGTAGTAGACTTACCATTGCCGCTATGACCAGTCACCAAGACAGGGAAGAATTTCCGCGACTTGATGATCTTCTCAATATTCTTGTAATTACCGAATGGAACATACTTAGGATCTACTGGAGGGACTGCGCCGACCAGGGTTTGACGCACAGCTGACTGCTTGAACGGAACGACCTTACGCTCCACAGCAGCGACCAGGGCAGGAACTGCTTCTGGCTCAGATTGCTTCACAGCATTCTCAGAACTATCACCATGCATAAGATACACTCCACGGCTAACAGGTTGACTCTTGTCACGAATAGACCACTTCGGGGGAACACCCAGAGCGTCGCACGCAGTCTTGATCAGAGCTGGCTTGAACTCGCCAGTCTCAGAGAACACCGTATCCAGCTGGCGCATCTTACGGATAATCTCAAATTCTTGAGAATTGAATCGGGAAAGCCACATATTAAACTCCATCACAAAATAAACAATAATATATTATACCTGAACTTCAAATAAAAGTCAAGCAAG